GTAAGTAGTCCGTATGTGTGTAAGTACGTATGTATTACTTAAGTATACCCTTCTAGTAGTTCGTAAGTGTGTAAGTACTTACGTTTGTACTTACGTTGGTACTAACACACTACGTACTAACCTTACGTGTTACTAGAGGGTTCTCGTGCGGATTCTGTAGTGTTACTTTTGGAACTCGTACGGATTCCCCCTCCCCTCAACCACTCAGGTCGCTTATCAATGGGAAAAACCCACGATTTGATAGGGGCTGGGGTAAAACATAGAGTACCACTGCGGAAGACCATCACATCACCACTAATCTGGGGGTTTTGTTCATAGAGGTCTCTGATAAGCTTTTTGACGATGAGACCATCACCTACTACCTCCATGTCGTACTCCTCACATCTTGCCCGTGGTACAGTACGGTATTCTTTGGTGTTGCGCCATTTTGTCACACTGTCCAGTTCAATACGGATTTCTTTGGTCATGTTGCATGTTCTCCTTTTGTGTAGACCTGCATACTAACACAGGAGGTCAAAAAGGTCAAACTTTTGTGAGCAGTTTTCGGCGTCCCATTCGAATAAAAGGCACCCCCGCGCACCCCCTGCTCCCCACCCTCTTTGTGTTGCATAAAAGAGACACCCCCGCCCCAAAGTGTTGCACAAATGTCACAGGAAATACCTGAGTAGAACAGTTGGTTATTCTTGTGATCACAAAGTAGTTTAATGTTAAACTATCGTATCCCAAAGTAGTTCAATGGTTAAACTAAACTGATCGGTTTACTTTTGTGATCACGTTTGTGACATGAAATACACCCACGTTACATTATAACATTACATCCCACTGATATTCCTGACTAAAACAATTGGTTATTCATACGATCACAGGAGTTTTCCTTATTACTACACAATAGGCTATGCACTCAATGCATACCTGCCATGCAAAATTAACAATAGACTTTTCTGTTGGTTGGTGGCAGATTGAATTCATCGAACGGCAGACGCCAGCCGCGACGGAGTAGCTTAAACGCCTTGATCCCATCGCACCGCGCCGAACCTTCGACAACTACGGTGAAAGGCCCTAGAAGAAAGTGAAAGAAAGTGTTTGACAAGTATCGGCGGTTTGTGGTTAACTGTTCTTAGTCCGCGGACATAGGACACTTATTGTAAGTTGAATGACAAGTTAAAGATTACATGGTCAAGGTTGACCCAATAGTAGCGGCTCATTAAGCTAGGTGGCATCGGTGTAGGATGTGAACGGCGGGGATGTGAGTGAACGACACAGCTCTTTGACATAACCCGTTAGGGGTCCATGGATGCGACTAGTGCGGCATCGGTGGCAGAATCCTAATAACGCGCTTTATTCCCGTAGAGTAAACGGGGATACACCAATAGGCGGCAAACGGCGTGACGTGGCGGGATATACTCGCAGTCTCACAATGGGCGTCCATGGCTGAATGGGTGGCGGATGGCAAATGCAAAGTCCGGTAGAAAGTAGTTGACAGTGATAAGCCAACACAACACAAAGGATAGAGACAATGCTGGAACGTGTAATCTTTGCAATCGACAACGACAACGACACTCACACCGTCGCTAAGTTTATGCGGCACGTGGACACTCTACGCGCTATGGGTAAGATCGACTCTGTGGTTCAACTTGTAGGGTGCTACAAGGGGCAGCTTGAGCGTAGCTACATGATTCGGGCTGACCAGTTTGAGCACGTCCGAGATTACATCAAGGGGCAAGAATCTATCCTACGTGTGCCGGGTGATGTGCGCCAGCCGTGTGTGCTGGAGTATCTCGTTGGCGGTGAACGTGTATCGCTTGGACCTATGCGCCAAGTGCCAGCGTCGGAGGCACTACAGGCTGAGGCTTGGACCTACTCGCAAGAACAGAACAAGTATTATATCTGTGGTTAAAGGGAGTAGGCATATCGGGTGCATCTGTGTCTAAATAGGTGCATCTGAATATGCTAACTCACACAACGAATGGAGGACTGCAAATGTCTAAGAATACCTATTTCACTTATTATGCCAAGCTTAATGATACGGAGGAACTAGAGATAGAAGTTTCATATTCTCTTGGTGACCAGTCAAGTTGGTGGGATGGAAAGCCTCGGCCACGCGGTCTAAAGGTGCGTATGACACCTGTCACGCGCTACAGTAGCGATGGTTTTTCTGGTAAACAGTTTACTATCGGGGATGACCGTGGACGTTCTTTCCACGTTGTAGACCTTAAGCGTAGGTCAGACAAACAGGGCGAACGTCTAGCACAATACGTTAAGAAACACATTGACGACATTGCGTCGGCTGGTGTAGCTCGTGACTGGCAATCTGTTTCGTCTATCTTGTTCGACTATGCCTGACACTAACCTAATGGAGGAATACAAATGAACTTTGTCCTGAATATCCTTGACGTTTACAGTCAGTACACCGATTACGAGTACAGTGTTGGTGTGTCGTGGTATACCGACGCCAAGGACAAGTGCCAGACTATTGCAGACAAGCACGAATTGCCTTTGCACATTGTAGTTGGTGTGGTTGCTGCATTGTCACCTACAAACAAGTGGGAACGTAATCTTGTGGATGCTGAGAACATGTGCGACACATTTGTGTCAGGTGGCTACGTAGAGGACACCTCACCATGCACCTACAAAAAGATGCGAGACAAGGCGTGGGCTATCCTTGAAGAAAACCCAAGTGATGATGTGCTTGTAGCTAACATACTCAAGGGGCCTAAGATCACTGACTTCTTCTGGTGTATCCTTGGACATGACACATGTGTTATTGATGGACATGCGTGGTGTATTGCCAATGCTGATCGTCGGACCATGCAAGAGGTGCCTAACATCGGCAAGAAACTTCGGCAAGAACTACAGGATGCCTATTCTGCAGCTGCCCACACTGAGGGCTTGACTGCATACCAAATGCAAGCTATCACTTGGGTGACGTGGAAGCGCATCCATAACGTATAAGACACACCAAATTACAAGGAGTTTTGATATGCCTGACGTTAATGACATCGACAACTGGACACGCGACGACATTCGTGATTTTTATGACCTTAACCCTAATCTATCCCTGTTGGTCTACGCTGGAATGCTAGGTATGACAAGGGCAGAGGTCAAAGAAATACTTATGAGCGAGGACTAAAGAAAATGTATGAACAAGTAGCGACAGCATGTTTTGAGGTGGAAGGCTTGGGTATGGACGTAACTATTGAAGGTGTAGCGTTTACGTGGAACCCTGACAGCTACCCAGAACGTGAAGAACAGGCAGTGAATACGTGTGCAAGTATCTTGTGGGCAAATGAGACTGTCTGTAAAGGCAAAGAGATGACATTGAAGTGGGTCACATGTGGCCCTAAAGCACAGGAGGACTAAGCAATGACACTTACAAGATACCAAGTGATGGACGCATCGGGTCACTACGGAACATACAATGACCGTATGCAAGCGATCATGGTCTGCAACAGACTCTACAAGGAGGGTGACCACTTCGTGAGGATGTTCGAGATTATAGATCGTGAGATCGAATGGATGAATAGCACAGAGTGCGCCGCGCTTCGCGCTAAGGACTACGAGGAACTGTGCAATGGGTAATCTACTAGAACCCCAGGACGTAGTGGGTGAGTGGGCAGCTAAGCTATCCGCACGAGAACTACAGGAAATGATTGAGTTCTACACAGAGATCGCCTACGCCTACGATAGGGGTGAGCAGAGTGTGAATACCTACAAAGCCAACAGGCTACAACAGGAACTAGACAGACGGAGTGAGACTAATGAAGCGCATGGACAATTATGATGCAGTGATGCTGGCAGAGGGTGTAATGGAGCCACGGGACGAGGGTATACTGAAGGAGACTACCAATGTATGACGACAACGATAAATCATGGTTTTTCAAGTCACCTATCACGATTGCAGTTTGGTTGTTTGTGTGTATGGTACCAACCGTGATACCTATGTTCCTGATCTACCTGTTCTTCACCCTACTGGGACACTAACTACTATCACGAAATGCTAACCAAAGGTCGTAAGACCTACGCGCTAACGAAGCAACGAAAGGAAAACACCATGTACGTAGGAACTATTGGAGGCGATGACATACGCTTCAACAAACAAATAGTGTTCGATAGTGTGAGTGAACTTGTGGAATACTACAACAAACACCACAAGGGTGACCACCTTGTTGAAATACACGAAGCCATTGAGGATTGTACTGGGTGTGTGTATCAGGGTGAGTATATGTTTAGTTTCCATACGGAAAACTTCGGGGACATACGGTAGAATCCGCACGATTCCTAAGTATACCTATAGGTATATATACACCCGGTACCAACCGATAATGGAATTATACATACATCTGAAGCACCCGTCAAGAGAAAAGTGACACAGAGAGAGAGAAAATATGGCTGACCCACTAACCTGTCTTGTAGCAGCGATCTTCTTTGAGGCGCGAGACCAACCCCCCCTGGGACAAGAGATGGTAGCGCAGGTGGTGATGAACCGAGTGTCCCACCCAGACTTCCCTGACGATGTGTGTTCTGTAGTCTACGAAAGTAAACAATTCAGCTTCACACACGATGGACTGAGCGATGACCCTGCCGACTACACCACCTACTTTGACCGTAGAGCGCGTGAGAGCGTCACTGAGTTAGCCCAGGAGTATCTCATGGGGGCTACCACCGGGAACACCTCTACCCACTACCACACGCTGTCTGTAGCGCCTGTATGGAGAACCAAGTTTACAGTTGACGGGGTTGTGGGAGACCATATATACTACACCTGTAGTAAGACTGAAAGGAACTGCTGATGAGTGTACCAGAGAGAGGCTATTCTTTGGGCCTTTCCGTGGTACACTTAAGTACCGTATCAACTTAACTTTTGGAGACAATATGAAAACTTCTATGATCGTAGCAGCCATGTTCGCAGCAACCACAGCAGTCGCAGGTGGTAATGACGGTGGTAAATTTAGTGGTGTCGGAGGCAACTTCGGTGGCTCTGTAGGCTCATTCTCGAAGTCTGGTGGCGTGTCTGTCACTGGTGGCATGGGGGGTAGCGGACGGTCCTTCACACGCAATGAGAGCGGCTCTGGTCAGTTCTCAGGGGCATCTGTCAACTGGGACTCTAATGTGGGCAAAGGTGGTGGAGATGCCACTATGGGTGCTGAGACCTTCACTGATGGCTTTGACTTCTCGAAGACTATCAACCGTAATGGTGGCTTCGGTTTTGCAGGTGCCAAGCGTGGTGGTGCAGCTTCTGCTGGTGGTAGCTTCAGTGGTGGCTTTAGCAACTTCAAGGGCGGCTTTGGTGGCTCTGACTGGGACAATGATGACGACTAAGAACTCTTGACAACAAGGGGTGGGTTGCTTAAGTGTGACCCATCACTACCATAAGAGGAAATACACACAATGAAACTGACAGCACTTACAACAACACTTACACTTCTAGGCTCTGTAGCTATGGCAGGCAGTGTCACATCTAACAGCCAATCTCAAAGTCAGTCCTACAGCGGCGTCAATGTTGAGGGTAGTACAAGTACGACAGACTTCAGCGATCAAGTCCCCGGCATGGGTGCGCCGAGCATGAACCACACGACAAGCTGTGCATTGAGTGCATCTGGTGCTGTCTCTGGTCCCGGCTTTGGTATCGCTTTCGGGAATGGTCGTATTGATGATGAATGTAACACACGGGAAGAAGCGCGGTTCCTTCACGACCTTTTGTCCCAGCGCCCCAGCTACGCCCGCAAAGCGGCGATCCATCACGCCTGTAGCCGGGATAGGTCAATGAGGAAAACACTGGTAGCGATTGGTGTCTGCAAGGTGGTGAATAAATGACTAAGAGAAGCGATGCCACCGTAGATGATCTTTGTATTGTGGTGCTTGCTTTACGAGACCGCATTGAGGAAGTGCAGGCCGAACTCGACCGCTACAAGGCCCGTGCGGAGCGGGCGGAGAAGGTTAGTGCGACCTTAAAGGACACCACCAATGACCAATGAACTTAAATCAATCTTAGAGGCACATAGCCTGTGGTTAGAAGGTTGTGGTGGAGAACCTGCCAACCTTCAGAATGCCGACCTTCAGGATGCCGACCTTCGGGATGCCGACCTTCGGGATGTCGACCTTCGGGATGCCAACCTTCGACGCGCCAGCCTTGATGGTACCAACCTTGATGGAGCCAACCTTCGGTGTGCCAACCTTCGGGGTGCCAACCTTCGGGATGTCAGCCTTCAAGATGCCAACCTTCGGGGTGCCAACCTTCGGGGTGCCAACCTTCGGGATGCCAACCTATTGTGCTTCGGTAATATGCGGGAAATACACACGATGCAGATTGACACTTGGCCCATCGGCTACACGGCAGACACCCTACAGATTGGTTGCCAGCGTCACCCCATTGAGAAGTGGCGCAGGTGGAACACCCCCGCTGGCCGCAAATGGATAGAGGGTATGGACCATCAGGCGCTTAATTGGGCCTGCCGCAACCTTTCACTAGTGCTGGCTATGATTGACGCCAACCCCGCAACGCCAACAGGACGTGAGGACACCCCCAATGACCAATGAACTAACACTTCGAGAGCGCATGGCGCTTCAAATACTACGAGCGATGTACCTGATCGTGGCTCCGAGTGAATATTCCCACAGGGATAAAGAGCTAATGGATAAAATATTGAAGGACACCACCAATGACTGACAAGCTGATTGAACAGATCAAGTCGGATCGTAAGGCAGAGGCAAAAGCAAATGGGCGGTATAAAAAATATCAATATCAGCCTTCAATGGACACAAGGCATTTGCCAGAAACGGCTCTCGATCCAAACATTGAAAGGCAACTTCGAAGAATGGGGCGTGTGGTTAGGCTTGAATCCCGCGTTCTTGCCGACGCCGAGGCCCTGAAAGCGGCGGATGAGGCACTGGAACAAGCACGCCATGCATTGAACGTTGCCCCTGCTTTTGCTGACAACGGGGCTACTGAATACGCGATTGAGAAGTTCAACGATCTATACGCCGCCTACCGCAAAGCACGGGAGAACACCAATGACCAATGAAACGAAAGCGCCCGAGCGGATATTTATGGACCCTGACATCAAGTTCCCCGAGTGCGAAAAGCAATACGGGTGCGATGTCGAATACATCCAAAACGATCTGCACCTATCCCTTGTGGCTGCGGCTTATGACAACGCGGCATCACGGGTAAATCAATTGTCTCACACTGCTACCGCTACGGGTAATTTCACACAGGCGTCAGCGCTGGCAAACGAGGCTGAGAATATACGAGACAGCACCCCCGCCGACGCCCAAGCCGCTCTTGAGGCCCGTGACAAGCGGGTGAGGGAGGAGGCGCTGAGGGAGGCTATTGCAGTGTGTGAGCCGGGAGGTTTGACCCATCACGGACCAGATGATTATCGCATCTGCCAATCCCTCATCCTCGCCCTAATCGAAAAGGACAAGAGCAATGAGTGAACTACCACCTTTAAAGCCATGCCCGTTTTGTGGCGGAAAAGCCAGCTATGAAGAGTTCGAAGGAACATGGTCAGTTGGTTGCGAAGACGTGGATAGCAACGGAATAGAAGTTGTTTGCATTGGCTTCCAAAGCCTCACGACTTTCGCCAGAAAGATTGATGCGGCTGCGGCGTGGAATAGACGACCAGACGATAAAAGAGGCAATGCTAATGAGCAACGGCAGTGAACTCAAATCACCCGCCGCAAAGGCTCTAAGGGAGGCGGAAAAAACGGCCCGCGACTATGGCGAGGAAAGCTACGCGGCAAAAATGATTGGTGATGCCATCCTCGCCCTAATCGAAAAGGAACCTGACTGTCCAATGAGTAACCCAGGAGACAAAGACTATGAAACCTGACGACAGGCTGACAGAGATACGCCCACGCATCCGAGAACTACAGAAAGAGGTGGACTACATGGAGTGGGAAGGCTTGACAGGGCCAGAGCTAAGCCGTAAACTTCACGAGCTTCAGTACCTACAGACACGAGAACAGCTTGGTGAGCTGTACGTACCCAACTTTTGAGATGGAGAACTAGATGGGAGAACAACAGATAATTGTAAGGCTCAATCCTGATGTGCCGCCCACAGGCTCAGACTTGGGTGTTGTTAATGCAGCACGTCGGTCCTTTGGTAAGCGTAGTTCTTACGAGATCACAAATGAAAAGACTAACTTGTGGGTTATGTCCCAAGGCGATGTCACACCAACCTACCTCAAGCTAAAAGACAAAGACAAACGACTGCTTGAGTTCCTTGCTCGTGGTATGACTGCGGATGATTTTGATAGGTTCCTTGAGAGTATTGATATTGCTGTTCTGGAGGATGACTGTGGCTCAGTTGGTCATGGAAAACTTTTAGTAGAAAAACTCTGGCAGTGGCGCAACACACCTACACACGACACACCTTTTAACCACGGGTTCTTTAGCTTCGAAGTGAAAACACCTATCTTCGTAAGAGCGCAGTTGGTGAAACATGAGTACCTCATTATGAGCGAGTTCTCTCGTCGGTATATCACTGATGATGTAGAGTTCTATGAGCCTGACTATTGGCGTAAAGCTGCTAAAGATAAGAAACAAGGGAGTCTTGAGGAACCTGTAACCTTGGCGGGGGGGCCTTGGGGGAAGGGTATCTATAACGGCTCTGTAGAAAAGTCCCTACAGTCTTACAAAGATATGATTGAAGCAGGAGTAGCACCAGAGCAAGCACGTATGGTTCTCCCCCAGTCCCTTATGACTGCATGGACATGGAGTGGTACACTAGGAGCCTTTGCTAACATGTGCAAGTTGCGTATCCACCCAGAGGCACAGTACGAAAGTCGTTTGGTTGCTGAGAAAGTCTACGAAGAACTGAAGAAACAGTTTCCTGTGTCAGCACCATTGTTGGTAGAAGGAGTGCGTTGATGGAGTTATCTAGAAAGCCCTGCCCTTTTGTAGACTGCGGAAGCTCTGACGCTTTCGCCTACAACACAGATAAGATGACGGGTAGGTGCTTCTCATGTGAGCGTGGGTATCCTAACCGATCCGCTGAGACATTCGACTGGGCCTCTGTAGAGTACCCAACAAAGAACAGGAGCACAAACAACATTATGCAACAATCAGTATGGCAACGGACAGGCACCAACCTCACTGAGATGACAGCCCCTGCCTACCGAGGACTGACACCAGCCACCATGAAGATGTACGGGGTGAAGTCTGTAGTTGACCAGACTACTGCCGAGACTGTAGGCCATGCCTACCCGTACCCGTCCGGCGGCTGCAAGGTGCGTAAGTTCCCCAAGGACTTCTTTGTAGACAACTTCAAGTCGGACGAACTGTTTGGCATGGACAGGTTCAACAGCGGGTCTAGCAAGGTTGTAGTCATCACTGAGGGTGAGCTTGACGCTATGTCTGGCTACCAGATGACAGGATCGAAGTACCCGTTCGTGTCACTGCCGAGTGCTACGCCCTCACGTAAGTTGTGGCAGAACGAAAAGGTTATGAAGTTCCTTAAGAGCTTCGACAAGATTCTTATGTCTGTGGACAGCGATGGTAAGTCTGACGCCATTGTCAACAAACTTGCGATCATGTTCCCTAACAAGGTCGAGGTAGTCCCTCACGATAAATACAAGGACGCCAACGAGTTCCTTGAGGCTGGTGCAAGTGCGGCCTACAACTCTGCATTCTTCAACGCTAAGAAGTACGTCCCAGAGAATGTGTTCAACACTACAGAGCAATTCCTCAAGATCGTGCACGAGGACGACGACAGTAGCTTCCTGCCCACTTATATCCAAGGCTTTGACGACCTGGCCCTGGGCCTCATGCGAGGTCACTTCACCGTGTTCTCTGCTCCTGAGGGTATTGGTAAAACAGAGTTCATGCGTAAGTTGGAATACACTATGCTTCGCAGCTACCCTGAGGTTCCTATCGCTATCTGCCACATGGAGGAGACTAAGAAGCGGTCTATCCTTGGGCTTGTGTCCTACTGGGTCAACAAGAACGTCACACGTACTGACCTAATTGACGACAAGAAAGAGGTTGATACTGCCATCAAAGAGATGAGCGAACGAGAGAACCTGTTCCAATTCTCGCTTGGTGTAGACGAGGACCCTATGTCGATCCTGGACCGCATCCGCTACTTTGCTGAGGGGTGTGGCTGTCAGTACATCTTCTTCGAGCCTATACAGGACCTTGCCTACTCACGCCAAACTGACCAGACTACAGAGGCATGGCTGTCGGAGTTGTCCACTAAGCTGGCACGTCTAGCCTCTGAGCTGAACGTAGGTATCGTGACGATTGCTCACGAGAATGACGATGGTCAGATCAGGGACTGTCGGATGATTGGTAAACGGGCCTCTGTTGTAGTACGCCTCAAGCGAGACAAGATGCACCAGGACGAGGAAGAACGCAACACGACTGAGCTTCTGTTGGTCAAGAACCGCCCTGCTGGTGCTACTGGGTGTGCTGGTTGGTTGCGTTTCGATGAGGAAAGCTTTACACTGCAAGAGATCAACTTAGACAACGAGGTATAGACGACATGGGAAAAACGGTAGCATTAGATATTGAGACCGACAGCCTAGACCCTAAGCGTATCTGGTGCATCGTTGCCCGTGATGTAACCGGAGGCGACCATCAGGTCTTTATCCACCCTGACAAGCTTGAGCCTGAGCGTGACCGTTACCTTGAGTACATCGACAGTGCCGACAAGGTCGTGATGCACAGTGGTGTAGGCTTTGACTGGAGAGTTCTCTGTAAGTTCTTTGGAGAAGACCACCTGCCATTCGAGAAAGTTATCGACACGTTGATTATGTCGCGTCTCCTCAGGTATGACCGTAAGGGTGGCCACTCTCTTGATGCTTGGGGTAAACAAGTAGGTCTCTTCAAGGGTAAGTTCACTGACTTCGAGGGTGGCCTCACAGACGAGATGCTTGACTACTGTAAGAATGACGTAGATGTGACCATCAAGGTCTACAAGAAGCTTATGCAGGAGATCAAAGATAAGGGCGGTATCGCTACGTGGGTGAAACCTCTACGCATCGAACACGACATCCAGCGTATCCTTGAGACAGCTACGGAGAATGGCTTTGCATTCAAGGCAGATGAAGCGGAGGAAATGCTAGGCGAGATCGTTGATCGTATGTCCCAGCTTGAGTCAGAGTTCCAGCGCGACTTCCCACCTAAACTTGAGGCAGTCAACGAGATCAAGTACCTCATGAAAGCTGACGGAATGTTATATAGTAACGTCTCTAAGGCTATGGACAAGTACCCTAAGACTGAGCGTGTAGGTGACACTCTTGTTTGCTACGACTACATTGAGTTCTCTCCCGGCTCACCCAAGAAGCGCATCGACAGACTGTGGGAGGCAGGATGGAAACCTGTAGCTAAGACGGACGGACACATCCAGTGGGAGAAAGACCTAAAGACAGCCCAGCGCAAGGGAGAAGACACCTCAGAACTGATGGAGCGCGGTAAGAAGTTCAAGCGGTACGGCTGGAAGTGTAACGAAACGAACCTCAACACACTGCCTGATGACGCCCCGGCAGGAGCACATAAGCTGGCTGAGTGGATGACCCTAGATGGTCGTCGTTCTAGTCTTGTAGAGTGGCTCGGACAGGTGAAAGATGACGGACGCATCCACGGCAAGTTTACTGGTATCGGAAGCTGGACACATCGTCTGGCCCATAGCGCACCCAATCAGGCTAACGTACCCGCTGAGTTCCACGGCAACCCTGACACGGCAGTCAAACAGGTGAAGGCAAAGTATGACGGACCTATGAGAGCACTCTGGCATGTACCTGAGGGCTGCTGGCAGGTCGGCACAGACGCTGAGGGCATCCAGCTACGCCTCCTAGCACACTTCATGAAGTCTGAGCAGTACCGTGACGCTATCCTGTCAGGCTCTAAGGAGGACGAGACAGACATCCACAACCTGAACCGACGAGCACTAGGCCTCGACCACATCACTAGGGATAACGCTAAGACCTTCATCTATGCCTTTCTGTTGGGTGCTGGTAATGCGAAGGTCGCAGAGATCCTGTCCTGTAGCACGGCAGAGGCTGGTGACGCTGTCGAGAACTTCACTCAGTCCATCGAAGGTCTGGCTAAACTCAAGCTGGCCCTACCAAAGGTTGGCAAACGAGGCTACTTCAAGGGTCTTGATGGTCGTAGGGTACCGTTCCCCGGTGAGCACTTCATCCTTGCGGGTATGCTACAGAATGGTGAGTCAACCCTCATGAAGTACGCCTGTCTCGAATGGATGGCTAACGCAGACAGAGAGGGTATCAACTACAAGCTACTGACTTGGCCGCACGATGAGTGGCAAACAGAAGTCAACGGCTCGAGAGACATGGCTGAAGCGTGACGCTATTGTGTGGGCAGGGGAACACCTAAACTGCTTCTGCCCTATGGAGGGTTCTACAGATATAGGTAGGAATTGGCAACAATGTCATTGACACTGTAGTTCCTATTGAGTATACTTCGCAAACTCTAACGCCATAAAGGAGAAAAACGCATGGCTAAGTTTATCAAGGCAACTGGTACTGTTGAGTGGGCTAAAATCTTCCCGCAGAACATGGACACTGCCGACAAGGTTGACCACCCGAAGGTTAAGGAAAAGCTAGAGAAGTGTGGCGGTGAGTACAGCATGAACTTCTACCCTGACGATCCTGATGGTTTCGCCGCTGAGCTTGAAGCCAACGGTATCGACATGGCTCCTATGGGCCACAAAAGGATGAAGGAGAAGGATGGCCGTGTCTTCACCAAACTGGCCCGTAAACACATTGGCCCGTTCGAAGAGGCTGGTGGTCCGCCCAAGGTTGTTGATGATGACAAAAATCCGTGGAACATGGACGAAAACGGTGAGATTGGTAATGATAGCAAGGTTGGTGTGGTACTTGAGAAGTACGGCAGTAACATTCGTCTAGCCGCTGTCCAGGTTCTTGAGTTGGTAGAGTTCGAGTCCCCTGACGTTGAGGATATGCTGGACTTCTGAGACTAGAGCAGTACAGGGGGTGTTCGCAAGGACATCCCCTTGCATCTACCAAAAGAAAGGAGAATACCTTGAAATTCTTTATCGAACTTGATGAGATCGCCATCAAGAAAGAGCTGTTGAGTGAAGAACTGTCGGATAAAATCCTTCTGTCTCTACTACAGAAAGACTTTGAAGCTCTTGACCTAGAAACGATAGACCGAGAGGCCTTCCTCCGAGTGATTAGTTTCTACATGTCGCACTCTGAATTTGAGGACTGGTATGCGAGTGTTGCTTGATGGCGATCCTTTCGCTTACCGCGCAGCCTTCTCAAGAGACTCCTTTACTGAGGATGACGCACTAGAGCTTGTAGATGATCTGCTGGAGAGTGCTATCTGCGAGGTTGATCCGTTCTTCACTGAAGAGGACTACACAGTTTACCTTACAGGGTCAAACAACTTTAGGTACGAGGTCGCTGTTAGCTATCCCTACAAAGGAAATAGGCAGTCAGAGAAGCCTGAGTTCTTAGGTATCATTCGTGACCACATGATTGAGAACTGGTCTGCTGTAGTATCTGAAGGGGAGGAAGCTGACGATCTCATAGGAATCGCATCTACAGAACTTTACCCTGACTGTGTTGTAATATCCATCGACAAGGACATGCTTCAACTACCGGGGACACACTTCAACCCTGTTACACGTAAGTGGCAAGAAGTAGATGAGTTTGGTGGTCTGAAGTTCTTCTACCAGCAGATACTTACTGGAGACAAGGCAGACAACATCATAGGTCTGTACGGTATCGGTCCTAAGAAATCGGAGAAACTCTTGGAACACTGTGAGACAGAGGAAGACCTATGGAATGCTGTAGTTGAGGCCTACGACGGAGACCTTGACAGGATCGTAGAGAACGCTAGGCTTCTCTGGCTTCGTAGGTATCCAAAACAGATGTGGGAGCCACCTACTGATGAGACGGACTAGGTACAGCAAGAAGGCTCTTGAGGCTGGGTTTCGATCTGGCCTTGAGCTACGCATAGCGCAGCAACTACAGAAGAGAAAGGTTAAATACGAGTACGAAACGAAAAAGATACCGTGGCAGTTAGTAGAGGACAAGGTTTACACCCCAGACTTCATACTTCCTAACGGTATCATCATTGAGGGTAAGGGTAGGTTCACGGCAAGTGACAGAAAGAAACATCTGTTTATCAAGAGACAACACCCTGACCTTGACATTCGTTTTGTGTTTTCTAACTCTAACAATAGAATCCTGAAAGGATCGAAGACAACTTACGGCATGTGGTGCGAGAAGAACGGGTTCCTTTATGCCGACAACGAAATACCAGAAGGATGGCTCAATGAGTGATTTAGTCCTACACAAAGTCTTAGAAGGCCCTATCGACCACGAGACTACTACAGGAGAGTACCTCTACTCTGTGGTCTACCTTGTAGAAGAAAATGACGGGGATGGTCAGCTTTTCGTAGAGGAGTGCTTCTACGACAACCTGAACGCAGCCTACGAAGAGGTTAAGAAAGTCAACAGTGTCGCAGGGGGTATTCCAAATGGGTAGAATCGGTAAGGTACAACTTAAGCCTCTCCCATCAAAACATTACTCCACAGATGTAGAAGTTGAGGTAGGTGGTAATGGGTGGGACGAACTGGGTAAAACTTTTCATATTGAAATTTGTGGGACAGGCTCAAAACCTTCTGTTAGAGAGTATGAACGTGGTTATTATGCAGAAGAGGGTATGAACCACGTAGAATCAGAAGAGCACTATTATCTAGCAAATGTGATCCTAGAAGCTCTTAGAAAGGCTAGTTATGACAGGTAAAACAGTAGTAGTCTATAGCTGTGCTCATGCCGATCCTTCTGTAGACAACAAACGGTTTGACTGGCTTGGTCAATTCCTTTACGACCTACGTCCAGACTACGTAGTTGATCTAGGGGACGGTGCCGACATGAAGAGCCTTAATAGCTACGACACACGTAACCCTAAAGCATTGGTGAACCAGAGCTATGAAGCAGATATTGAGGTATATAACGACTCTCAGGAACGTATTCGCGCCCCCTTCAAGAGAGCAAAACGAAAGCGACCTTACTTCATTGGGTTTGAGGGAAACCACGAACATCGAATCGAAAAGGCTATCCAACACGACCCAAGAATCCAGGGACAAAAACACGGGGTATCCTTCTCACATCTTCAAACAAAACACTGGTTCGACGAGTACCATCGTTACGAGCACAGCGCCCCAGCCCTCGTTAGTTATGATGGTGTCCTCTACGGGCATTATGTTGCAAGTGGCAATTATGGTACTGCTATGTCAACTAAACATCATGGCTATTCTCTTGTTGAAAAGCTGGCCTGTTCTGCAACTGTTGGTCATACTCACAAATTCAGTTATTATCATAAGGCTGATGCTCGCCCTACGGCGCTTAATGGTCTTGTGGTGGGCTGCTTCAAAGGAGCGGAGGAAAGCTGGGCGGGACAAGCTAACGCAGAGTGGAGGAAAGGTTTGGTAGTCAAACGAGAACTACAGGATGGTAACTACGACATTGAATGGGTCTCAATGAAAAGACTACAGAAAGAGTACGGGGATGTTTGACTTAGAGAGTAAGATTAACGCGCTGGCAGAGGACTACGGCATGGAGGCTATCATGGAAATGCTTGACCTGACCCCCTACGCTGTGGTAAAATCCCTCGTTGAGTCAGGCCTAGTAGACACTGACGAGATCATCAGACAGACGGAAGAGATGGACTGGTGGAAAGAGCTGGAGGAGTAGATGTACACTGTCGAATTTGACCATGACTCTGTAGTCATTACTACGTTAGATGAGAGCGATGCCTTCGAGGACGTAGAGCTTATTATGAATGACGACATGACAGTCTTTATGCGACAGTGGTGCGAGGAGATGCAGGAGTACCAAATCCTGTTTATGTCCTACCAACAACTACTCGACATCATCGTTTCCATTAAGTCCCCAGAAGGCGCATACCGAACAGTACTAGAAGGAGAGACCACATGATTACACAACAAGAAGTAGATGGCTGGGAGTACTACGAGACTGTAGACCCTGACCCTGACACAGCCCAAATGGTACGGGAGTTCGCTGTTGCTACAGGACAGACACCTGACGCTACCCTTTACGCCGATCTTATCAACGAAGAGTTCAACGAGTGGATGGAGACCTGGAAGTATGGCCTGGGTGACTCTGTAGATAACCTCAAGGAACTGTCCGACCTTGTCTACGTGATCTACGGATACGCATTTGCACGGGGCTGGGGCCTGGACGAGGCCATCAAACGTGTCCATGAGAACAACGTAGGACGGTGTGTCCAAGAGGATGGTACAATCAAACGCCGTGAGGACGGTAAGATCATCAAGAACAAAGCCTATCCGAAAGTTTATCTGGGAGACCTACTTTAATGAGCAACAACTACAAATCCAACCTCAACCCCATGTTCCGAAGCAAGTTCTCGGAAGACATCTTTAACCACAAGTATCGACACGAGGGTGCTGAAACTTGGTCTGCACTGGCAAAGACCCTTGTAGATGATGTGTGTAGTGCGGCTGGTGACCAAGCTATGACGCAAGAAGACAAGGATCAGCTTGTAGAGTACATCCGTGATATGAAGTTTATTCCCGGTGGTCGTTACCTCTACTATGCAGGCCGTTCTAATAAGTTCTTTAACAACTGCTACCTCCTCCGTGCTGAAGAGGATAGCCGAGAGGATTGGGCTGATCTTTCGTGGAAGGCTGAAAGCTGCTTGATGACTGGTGGCGGTATTGGTGTTGACTACAGCGTATATCGTGGTGAAGGTGCACCTATTCAACGAACTGGTGGTCAAGCCTCTGGTCCTATCCCTAAGATGAACATGATTAACGAGATTGGTCGTCGTGTTATGCAAGGGGGTTCTCGTCGGAGTGCTATCTACGCAAGCCTGAACTGGAAGCATGCAGATGTGAAGTCTTTCCTCAAGGCTAAGGACTGGGCGGATATGCCTGTTGCTGGTACTGGCAAGAGCTTGTGGGACATCAAACAGGATGACTTTAACTTCCCTGCACCACTTGACATGACCAACATCAGCGTCAACTACGATACCGAATGGTTGTTGAATTACTACAAAACTGGTGATCCAGGGGGTGTGTTTAAGGAGAATGTTCGCCAAGCACTGAAAACAGCGGAACCGGGTTTTAGCTTCAACTTCTTTGATAAGGAGAACGAGACCCTTCGTAATGCTTGTACTGAAGTAACTTCTGAAGATGACAGTGATGTTTGTAATCTTGGCTCTCTGAACCTTGGACGCATCTCTGATATTCACGAACTTCAAGATGTTGTCCGTCTGTCAACCATGTTCTTGATTTGTGGGACGCTGAAAGCTGACTTGCCTTACGACAAAGTTAAAGAAGTGCGTTGGAAGAATCGCCGCCTTGGTCTTGGTCTTATGGGGATGCACGAATGGCTTATTCAGCGCGGCTACAAGTATGAGGTCACACCTGAGTTGCACAACTGGCTGTCTGTCTACAAAGGGGAAAGCGACAAAGTTAGTAAAGAATTTGCAGATCGGCTGAGTATTACGCGTCCTGTTGCTAATCGTGCTATCGCACCTACAGGTAGCATCGGCATCTTGGCGGGAACCTCTACAGGCATTGAACCTATCTTTGCTGTGGCTTACAAGCGTCGTTATCTTAAGGGAGGGAACCGTTGGCACTACCAGTATGTTGTTGACAGCGCAGCGCAGGAGCTTATCGACCGTTACGGTGCAAACCCTGAGAACGTGGAGAGCGCCCTTGACCTAGCGGACAAGTACGAGCAGCGTATTAAGTTCCAAGCAGATGTTCAGGACTACGTGGACATGAGCATTAGTTCAACGATCAACCTACCTGCTTGGGGTTCGAAGCTCAACAACGAAAATACAGTGGATGACTTCTCTGATACACTCGCTAAGTATGCTCACCGTCTTCGTGGTTTTACTTGTTATCCTGATGGCTCTCGAGGTGGTCAGCCGTTGACTTCAGTGTCTTATCAGGAGGCTGTTGACAAACTTGGTGAAGAGTTTGAGGAACACGTAGAAGCCCACGATATTTGTGACATCAGCGGTACTGGCGGGACTTGTGGTGTGTAGATTGACGTAAGAATGCGCCGGAAACGGTCCCCTTATGTCGCCTCCTGAGCATGAGGTTAAACTGCTCGCTACAACACAAAGCATAATGGAGAACCTTACTCGTGGTACAACAAAAGCCAAAAACAAAAACTCGGAGGACTAGGACTAAACACGATGAAAAGAAACAACCGATCCATTTGCTACCTAGAAACGAAAGGCAACAGGACTACATCGACGCCCTTAAGCACTCGGATCAAGTTATTGTTTTTGGACCTGCTGGCACTGGTAAGACCTATTGTGTAGCTACCTTTGCTGCCAATCAGTACCACCTCAAGAACATCAACAAGATTGTAATCACTAGACCTCATGTTGCTGTCGGTAAAGATATTGGGTACTTACCGGGGACACTAGAAGAGAAATGTGCGCCTTGGGCCTTACCTGTAGTCGATGTACTTGAGCGCCACCTAACCAAAGGAGTTGTAGAAACTGGACTAAAGAACGAGAACATTGAGGTTGCACCACTGGCTCTTATGCGAGGACGCAGCTTTGAGAACACTTTTGTCATTGTGGATGAGGCCCAGAATATTACATTACCAGAACTGAAGATGTTGGTCACTCGTATTGGTGAAGGCTCTAAGTTGGTTCTGAATGGTGACATCCAGCAGAGTGACTTAAAAGAAGCTGACGGTCTCAGTAAGATCACACACTACGCAAAGAAACACATGCTGCCTATACCTATCATTGAGTTTACTATTGACGATGTGGTTCGTAGTGATATATGTAAGCAGTGGATACAAGTGTTTACTGAGGAGGGAATCTGATGAAACTCTGTAAGTCTTGTCGTGAGCCTTTAGACTTTCCTTCTGGTGATGGCTGTGCTGCTATGTTGTCCCATACAGGTACGAAAGGAACTACGATGGGTGACTACAAACAAACGAGAGACTTTGCTGGTGTAGTAACCACAAGGTTCTCAAAGATTCTTAGAGACTTAAGTGACGACATTGAAGAGGAGATGGTGGTCTGTACCCTTATGAACTACTACAGCATTCTTGATGACAGTGATGAAGACTTAGTGTGGGCGGTAGATAGAGTCCTGCAAGACTTTATGACCACAGAGGACTACAACTCTTGGAAAAAAGGCTTACCTTATGGGTAACTGGCATTACCAAGTAATGAGACACAAGGACAGCCTTGGAGAGGACTACTACGCTATCCACGAGTACTACAATATGGATGGTAGTGGAGCTTGGACAGAGAACCCTGTAGATGTCTCAGGTGAGTCTGTCGAAGACCTTAAAAATTCCCTCCTGCGTATGTACCGAGATATTGACAAACACGGGGTGAAAGACTTTGGGTAACTACAGCGAAGGTATTAAACAAGTATTCAAGGAGACTAGGGATTTGGTAAAAGACAACGTAAACAACCCAAGCCACTATGGTACAGGAAACATCGAGTGCATTGAGTATATAGAGGACTTCCTGACGCGAGAAGAGTTCATCGGGTACCTACGAGGGAATATTGCTAAGTACATGCACCGATGGCGATACAAGAATGGCCTAGAGGACTTGGAAAAAGCCCAGTGGTACCACAACAAACTGATAAAGGTAATGCGAGAATGATTGACCTCATACAAACCATAGCAATATTTGGGCTGGCAGTAGTTATCCTTCTGTACTACCCACCAACACCACCTTTTGACTAAAGAGGAACTGTATGCTAACACTCCATATTATCTCAATCGGCGCACTTCTGTCTAGTATGTTTGCGATCTACTCAATCAAGAAACAACAGGAGGAGCTTGAAGTACACTGGGTTTCTCTCTACTACCTACTTGCATTCCTACAGAGTGAGTATGAAGACTTTGGAGACCGCAATGTGAAACTGAAAGACACTACAGGAAAGGATATTGACCTTGAATAACCTACTTAAGACACTCGCACTTCTACTCCTACCGTCAATGGCTGTAGCTGAAGTAACCTACGACGAAGAGACTAGCACACTACGCATTACTGGCCCTACGGACATGATCCAAGTGATCTCTGCCAGCAACTACATGACAGACCACGAAGTACAGTACATTGAGATGTGGGGGCCAGGGGGTTATATGGAGATGGGCCTACAGCTTGGTAATCGTATCTCTCGTGAAGAAACTGCTACTGTAGTTATCCCTAAAGGCAAGAGCTGTATCAGTGCGTGTGCCTTTGCAGCTATGGGTTCTAGTCATATCCGTATTGATGGTAAACTGATGTTACATCGGCCATTCATTGCTGCCGCCCCCATCCTAGAGCGACTAGAGGACATCCTAGCCTACATGGGAAGAGGGTACCTTAAAGCAGCCTACTACTTAGAGGACCACGGGTATTCTCGGAATGTTATGCGTAGTATGATGAAGAACACAAGCCCCTGTAAGTTCATGGTATACACAGACCTAGAGGTAAGAGAGCCTAAAGACTTGGTGATGTGGCACCTAGACGATAGTCGATGTGAGATGCTAAACAGACGAGTCCTACGTTAAACAAAAGTTACCCCGGCGTTTTACGACCGGGGTTTCTTCTTATCTTTCTTTTTGTAGCCTGAGGCGTATATCGCACGGCCCTGTCGCTCTGCCTCTGCTTTAGTCTTGTAGACTTTACCTGAGCTTCCCCAGCGATAGCCACCTTTTACTTTCCGTACTGGCATCACTTCTTACCTGCTCGTTTGTTCCTTGGGAACGACCTGTTCTTAGACTTGCTTGATGTAGTCAGGTTCTTGCGCGAGTTGTTCTTAGGGTTCCCATCTTTGTGGTGGACATCTTTCCCAGCTACAGAAACACCTGAGTTAGCTAGTTTCCTACGGGCCTTATTCCGAGACGAACGCTTCTTACGCTGCTCAGGCTTAGAGTGATAATTGCTATACTCTTTTTTGTAGTTCCTAGGCATCAGCTTTTCTTCCGCTTCTTGGCTGTCTTAGCCGCTTTCTTAAACGCCTTGTCTGTAGGTGCTCCCTTAGACCCAGGTTTACGCATCTTCTCGCCACTACCAGCCTTGATACGTTTACGCTTTGCGTGGATTGCAGCATAAAGACCGGGGTCTCCTGGTTTCTTCCTAGCCATATTTCTTAAACTCCACATCTAATTCGTTTTTATCGTCGGATAACCAACCAGTCACGGACTTACACATTTCATAGAACACATGAGGCTCTAGGTCAGACTTCATTCGATTGACTACATTACAACATAGGACGGTGTTTTCGGGTGTATATCCAATCCTGCTGTCAATCCTTTCTACTGAGACTGAGAGTAGTTGACCAGGTTCTAGTAACATACTGAGGCCACTGTAAACACAAGCACCTTGTTGCTTCTCCCACATGTCTGAGAAGTCTTTTCTAGTGAGAGAGAACTCCTGTCCTCTTTTCTCAGCAGAGTTCCTACAAGTCCTAATGAAAGTTGTTATACGTCCTTCAAATGTAGAGTACTTTTTATCGATAGACCTTTTATTACCTTCTTTACAACAGGCTTTACACCATGAGTGCAGTCCATCTTTTCTATTGGAACTCTTAAAGAAGTACTCACTTGTGGCTGGGTAGGACTTAGCGCACTTTGAGCAGCCTCGTTTTGTCATCAGCCTACACTCTTCTTGCCTCTGCAACCCCAAGCCTTACGACGAGCCTTGACCTTAGGAGTACGCTTCTGGCTCACTGTACGGGCGCAGTAGGCATCACCACGTTTAGTACCGGGGGAGGATACACGCCTACGGGTCTTACCACTACTGTCCTTATAGGTAGTACCGTCAGCGTATTTCTTGTCCGCCTTCTTCTGAGACATCTTCTTCTTAGCCATTACAACACCTTCTTAATTGAGATTGCAGAGATAGTGAGAGCAGCCAACAGAGGGAAGTCAATACGGACCTTTGTTATCTGATTCACTGCTACGTGAGAAACTGTGTTCGTCCCTACAGAGGAAAGAGTGCTTGAAGTAAACTCTGTAGACGCCTCGACAGTAATGAAACTAACGGTACACCCAACAGCAATAAGGGTGTCAATGTCGAAAGATACTACACAGGTCTGACCGGGGTAGACCAAGAAGTCAAACTCAAGGAAGCCCTCTAAGCTTGCAGTGTTTGAGTAGGTCCCCGACCCTTCGTCCGTCACCCCTGAGTCGTCACTCGGCGGTGGGTCAGTGAAAGGAAGCGTTTCAACAGTGTCCTCTCCACACCAAAAGTCTAGAAGAGCGTCAGCCAACGAACCTCCGTGGCCCCTGTCCTGTAGAAGCAAAAGAGTGTCGTCTGGGATACTCCCGCTATCAAACCCGTTGGCAGTAAGCCAATTACGGATGGCACCATCTAGGTCGGAGGCATTCTGTAGTGCGCCCTCAATGTCCTGTACGAACTGTTGGTACTTTTCGTTGTATGTGCTGCCGGGATAGCTTGCCAGCTTACCCACCACGCAGTCGTTTATTTGCACGGCCATTAGTCTTGTTTCCTTTTAATCATCTGTTTCACCATAGTTGCTGGTGTGTCTGTCACCCACCCTACGATGAACAACAGAATAGCTACAATCCAGACCCACACAGGTAGATCATTGTTTGTTGTAGTATTCGAGCTTTGATCTATCGAATCCACACGAGCCTTAGGCCGTACTACAGCCTTAGGGGCTACGTTGTTAGTCTGACCTACAGTCTGGGAGTTAGTCTTACCTGCCTGTACGTTGGCAGCTACGTTAGGGCCACCGCCTGTTAGTAGACTGAGTGCCCCTCCCGGTGAGCAGCCCGCCATTAGGAGCATACCACTGAAGGCCAAAGGCAAGAGCGCCAAACGTGAAGATCGGGAATGCGAGTATCTTGACAAGTTCAGGCTCCTTTGTTTCCACAAGATATACTAACCACACGAACAGAAGGAATGCAACCTCTCTCTTGTAGGTCTTCTTACTCTTGGTTTCGTTCGATTGCATCACGGATAGCCTTTAGATTCTCGTCAATCCTAGCAAGCATAACGGCCTGATTCTGTACGATGTTCTCTACAGTTTCAATGCGAACCTCATGTCGTAGTATCTGCGATTGGTTCATGTCTACGTCGCTACGTAGGGTAGCAACAAACCAGATAAGAGCGATGGTCTGTGCGATGATTGCTAGGATAAAGGTTACTGGAACACTCTTACTTAGGTGCCATTGGTTCTCACTCATCTGTAGGACTCCCAACTAAGCTGGAAATGTGGGCCATCCTTAAATGTTTTCCAGTCGCCACCCCACTCCAGGTCTACGTCTAACTCTTTAGCGGCGAGTTTCATAGCGTCAGCAATCGGGTAGAACAGAGGCCAGTCCCATGCGAGGGGATAAGGAGCCAAGTCTACAGCATGCCCTGTAAGGTGCCGGGAGTTCATCGTCTTGGACGCACCCTTAGCTACCAGCTCCTCCTGACGCGCCAGTGTACGCATACCTTCGATTACCATGAAGTCTTGTTTAGTGACCTGGATGGCACGTCTTACGACAGCTACAAGATCAGGGTGTACACCTTGTAGGTTGTTCTTACTGCGTTGCGATAGTATGTACATTAGGCTCCCTCCACTACTTCGATCTCACCATTGACTTCGTACAGGTCACCTTCCTGTAACACACCGTTGTCAATAGCACGCTGCACGTCTTCTACAGAATTGAATGTAGGTACTTGGTCAGGATCAACACCAAGACGCTTAAGCACCTTCAAGGCTTTCTCTGTCTGTTGCTCATTCAACGCACGAGACTTCTCTCGCTGTTCCTCAGGCTCATCCTCAGGACGCCCAGGAGCTGGGTCTCTCGCATCAATGGAGTCTACATCCAACCCAGTCATAGAGTCGTTAGCATTGCTCTGGGCGGGGTCAGGTGCAGCAGGTGCCTGAGACATCACGGACGGACCTTCGCTGGGCAGAGGCACGTCAGGAAGCTCAGAGGTCTGCACGTCAGGAATACCAAGAGCAGCAGCACCACCCTTGTTGGAGTTTACAACACGAGCGACAGCCTCACCACGGGTGATTGTACCATCTCCATTCATGTCGAGGTTGCTGTTCCTGTCGTACTCTTCTGTGCCTCGCTCGTACATGACGTATGAAGAGTCCTTACCCACACCAGCAGGCCAGTGGATAGCCATGTAGATGTCACCAAGGTTATTCAGACGACCCTTGAAAGGCTCCAGGTACTTCTCAACATACTCCATCTGCTGAGTACGAGACATATTACGTAGCTCTGCCGTAGATGTCCCAAGACCTTTAGCTGTCTTCTCAATAAACTGGATGAGGCCTGTGGCTGAGCTACCAGGGTTCTTGATGTCAGGTTTGAATGTACCAACAGTCTCAAACGAGATTGCCTTGAGGAGGTCTACAGGCTGGATACCAAGGTTACTGGACACACGATTAACCTCACCAAGGAACTCTGTGTCGTCGGCCACAAGCTCAAAACCACGAACCTGCGTAGAACCAACAGCCTCTGTAGCAAGGAGACCCTCATCACCCTGCATCTGACTAGGCGTACCATTCTGATCTACAAGAGCATCGGCACGGCTACTGAACACACTCAGCTTGCCTTCAAGGGCTTTGATTGTGCCAACCTGTTCGTTGAGGATTTTGATCTCTGACTTAGCCCCTTGGAACAGAGCACCACGCAGGAGACCACGTACTTGACGGAAGGTCTGGTCTTCTGTGGCCTGCATACGAGACCCTTGGTCCTCAATCATACGGACCATGTCCCCATCGTAGAACTGTTCAGCAGCCCTATCGAAGTCCATCATAACAGACGGGTCCATACCTGTACGAGCAAGGAAATCCCGGTTGATTACCAGCTTCTTGTTCTCGTCATCCCAGCTAAGAGCACTGTCCCGCGAGGAGTTCAGTAGAGCACCACGGGCTACGTTAAGCTGTGTGTTGAGAGCTTTCTCACCCTGACGGAAGAGGGTAAGTGCTTTCGTAGGTTCCACCTTGGCTACACGGTCAATGCCAGCAACTACAGAACCATCAAATACTTCATTAACTGAACGAGCAGAAGTAAACTCACCGTCCTCACCAATCTTGTTGATGCCAGCAAAGGCTTTGGTAGTCAGACGGATGAAGTCATTACGGTACTGAGGTTGAGCCTCAATACTAGCGCCATCCGCAGTCTTAGTCATACGCGAGATAGTCTTAGACTGGTTGAGGGCTTTCATGGGATCGTACGAACCTACCTGCTCCTCAACCTCTTTAGGGAACAGGCGCGGCTCACCGTTATCATCTACACCATCAGGGTTCAGTTCGGCCTCAGTACGGAGGCCAAAGGAGTTCATGTCAAATCCTCGTACCTCACCAGACTCCAGGAGTTCCTTAATGTCTGTAGGAACGGTGACACCGTACTCGTCCAGTTTATCAGGATTGTTGATAAGGGAGATAGCAGCCAGTTTACTAAAGTCATCCACATCAGCAGACATAACACCAGCCACAAGGTTCTGGGCCATCTTAGCTCCCATGTTCTCAGTGCCACCAATCTTCCGTAGTAGCTCGAAAGAGTTGTCTACCTGCTTAATCATACTATCCACGTCAGACCACTGGTCATCTGTGACACCCTCAGGACGAGCAGACACCATGTCGTTCTTGACTTGCTGCCAACCAGCCTCTGCCGTGTCCAGGTCCTCTGTAGAAATCATAGCGCCTTGCTCAGCCAACAAGAAGAGGCTACCAAGGTGCTCTGTCTGGAAGTCAGTAATGTCAGAGGTGAAGGCGTCACGCTTGCCTTGGGTCCAACCAATCTGTTCATTCTGTAGGATTATCTGGTTGTTCTCTTTACGGGCTACCTGACCAAGGGCATACTTCATACGCTCCTCATCCGAAGCCTCCGCCATGTCAGCATTGGCATACGAACCAATGAACGCAGCCTGGTACGCATCCGTCTGCATAATCTCTGTAGTCAGACGCTCCTGCTCACTCATACCCATAAAGGAAGGGTCACGCCCAGTTACTGCACGGTAAGCAGCCTCTCCCTCCTGGGAAGACACGTTGAAGCCATCTGCAAGAGCGTTGCTAATCACAGACTTCTCAAGCCTATCAGCCTCCTGTTGGCGTCCATCCCTACGAAGAGCCTCAGCACGTTGGATACCACGCTGGAAGCCAATCATCTGTAGGTTATCTTCCTTCTTACCACCACCAGAGCCTTGTTCTTTCTGGTTACGTACATAAGCGTCGGATAGAGCACCAGCCGCATTAGAGAAGGCTTTAGAAAAGGACTCTACAGGTGATGTTTGGGCTACAGGCTGTTCGTAGGCGATACCTGTATCTGTTTTAGGATCAAAAATTCCCATCGTGTCTTACTCCATTAGACCTTCAATGACTTTAGCGCCATACGGATTATCTTTTTGTAGCTGCTTAAGAGACATTTCCATGATGTCTTGCTGTGCTTCTGCCTTCAGACTACGGCGTAGGCTTACCTGGTCTACAGGAGAGAAGCCTGATGACTCAATACGCGCGTTGATCTCACGCATTAACTGGGCAGCAGCTTCCTTGTCAGAATCCCACATAGACAAAGCCCTGTTGAAGTCTTTGGTCAGTTCCTTGCGTACGCTACGTAGGTCTCTACTATCACGGAATGCTGTAGTACGGCGGTTGTAGAACTCGGCAACATCGAAGTTGGTAATACCTACAGCCTGCATAGCAGCGTCAAGAGTACTAAACTCCATAGGAAGGGCTGTACCAGTCTTTGATCTGTAGACACCGTCATTAGCCATACCCATAGCCTTGACGATATTATCCACACCGCTAGGTGTACGGAGAACCCTCTCGAAGTCAGCAGCCGCCGACTGAACATTCCCGTCGATAACCTGTCCTACAGCAGACCACAGAGCGCCTAGACCACCGCCAACAATCTCACCAGAAGGACCACCAAGGGCTGTGAGGGCTGACTCGTCTACAAGCTTCCTATAGAGGTCTGAGAACGCTGTGAGAGGGGCAAGACGGGTGCCGAAAGCAGTGCGAACCTCCTCCCCTGAAAGTCCACTAAGACCCCATGACAGGATACCGTCGATTACACCATACTTAAGTCCAGCATACGCTGAACCCTCAGGGTCTACATTGAACTTCTCGCCAAAGTAGTCTGCTGCGGCTCCTGCAAAAACACCAGCAAGACCACCCTGCATAGCCATCCATATAGCAAGTCGCGCTCGTTCCATTTTAGTGAACTGACGACCAAGGACTACAGCCTCAAGAGTACGCATGGAGTAGGACAACCACTGAGTAGGTACCTTCATGATACCTGCCTGCCACATACCACGGGAAGCAGTAGTCATGTTGAAGGTTAAGTCCTGTTCACGACGTGTAATCCACATACGGCCATCGTCAGACAGGGCATTTGCACCCTTGTACTTAGCCTTGTACTCAAGAAACGCTGTGACAATTCCTGTGTGACGGGAGAGACGTTCACCTTCATTGAAGGGCATAAGGCCTATCTCGTCAACCTTCTTGACTACCCTAGACGTTTGGTGTAGACCCTTACGGACTACAGAAGGGCGTAGGTCCTCTCCTTCGAATGAGCTAATACCGAAACCTGGTCCAGTACCCTTCTCAATAGCATCGTTCTCAATGAGGTTACGGCCAGAGGTCCGCATGTACTCTACAAGCTCACGGGCGTCAGTCTCTGACATGTTACCAGCTTTTGCTAGGCGTTTGATTGCCTCATCTGTCCCGTTGCGTAGAGCAAGACGCAGAGGGAGCACAAGACCAGCAGCCCTACCCCCGTGCTTAGGACTTATAGACATAATAGCAAGGGAGTGAGAACTCTGCAAGAAAAACTGAGATAGGTTACCAAACCCAAAGGCTGAACGGAAGCCAAGGTTGAGCAGAGTGCCTTCTACGTTGAGGTCATTTAGAAAACGAGCCTTCTTACCAGTCTTCTCGAATACGTACTCACCAAGCTGTTGACCCCAGTCAGACATAGCTTCAGAAGCAGCAGAGGCTACCTGTTCACGACGCTCAATGATCCCGCGCATCTCAGCAAGTCTACGGCCACGCTCAGTCCCTCTAGGTGTCTCAGCATTCTTGAACAAAGCGTCGATACTACCGCCAGCCTTTACTTGGTCTCCATAGCCAGCCTTCTTAAGCCAACCTACCTTAGCGTTGTAGGTGTAGTTACGGAAAGAGTACTCAGCCGCTACATTGGAGAGCTGGTCCACCATCGACTGGATTGGGTTGTAGTTGAATGTTTCCTTACCACCAAACTCAGGGAGAACAGCATCGTATCGGCGGTTGACAGACTTGACGTAGTCCTCCATAGTAAGACCAGAGAAGAGACCATCCTCGTCACCTTCTACAACACCATCACGGGCCTTGTAACCTACGTCCTGTCGAACATCCCAACCTTTCCCCTTGATATACTTTTCAATAAAGTCCTGGGTATTTTCTACAGAAGGGTCCCAGTCCTTGTTGTTCTCAATAACGTCATCAAGTTCGTCTGTGAGAGCAGTCACGTCATCACCAAACTCACGTAGCTTCGACATAATGTTGCCGATCTGTGCTTTAGCGAGACGCGCCTGGGCCTCAGTGTACGTAGTCATAACTGCACGACCTGCACCTCGACCAAGAGTGACAAAGTAGTTGGCGTCAGGATTCAGTCGCTGACCACCAGCGTTATAGCCAAACACATCTTCATACTGGATTGTACGTACGTTAGTAGGGGCAGTCACGTACTGCACACCATCGTCTAGGTCTTGGTCTACCTTCCAGATAACAGCCTCGTCAGGGAGGTCACTACGAAGCATAGTCTCCCCGATCTGGTTGTTAAGGATGATTGCGTCCTCTGCTACGTTATCAACAATTTTGGCAGGGGTACGATAACCGCCCCCAAGCTCCAGGGTTTTGTAGCCACCACGTACGTAATTCAGAGCGACACGGTTAGCCTGCATCACGTAGGCAGCGTCGTGGACAGACTTCATAGCGTAGAAACCGTCCATGTCCTTCTCTGTAGGAGCCTTGCCTTTGGGATGGTACCGCTTGAACTTACGACGGAACTCAGCCTCGCTGTAAAAGTCCCGTAGTCTTGCGTCAGCACCGTCACGGAGGTCCTTGAAGATTTGCGAAGCCACACGCTTGGAGGTCAGGTCCATAGACTCAATGCGCTGAAGGTAAGGCTGAACCACCTCACGGATCGCACCGAAGCCTGCCTCACCCATGTTGGCGAGAGAGTTCAGTCGCGTGTCGTCAACCTGGCGGGTCGAGCCAAGCACACGGGACAGACCGCTACGGAAGACACCGTAGAACGCTTTAGTGTCTACAGGATCAATTTCTTTAGTCAAGTCCAGGCGCTCAGTAACCTCCACAAAGTAACCCTTCTCGGCATCATTAGGGTCTACCTGCACAGCTCTGGCTGCAAGCCCTTGGTTCTGGAAGTCCTTTACGAACTTGTCTGCACTGCTCTTAGTCTCGTACGCAACGCCATCCTTCATCTTGCCGATACGGACAATGGCGGTGTAATCACCCAGGCTCGTGGGGTCTACAAGAACCATATCCTCATCAGCGATAGGGCGGTCAGTTACCTTAGCAATGTCTACCTTAAGCTGTTCAGCGGCACGGTCAACCTGTTCCTTGGTAGCCATACGGCCAAACGTCCCTGAGCGGTACAGGTGTTGGATGTCGTTGAGAAGTTTGTTCTCTTCAGCAATAGCAGCCACACGTCCCAGGAGAGGCTTGATACTTTGCTTGTCTGTAGTAAGTTCAAACTGACGCCCCATACCCTCGGCCTGGATTTCGGGGTCAACACCCTTAGATGCCTTGGAGAGCGCCTCAGCAGCCTCAGTAGCGGCCTCTGGGCCTTTCAAAGCACCAACCCTCGTCAGGGACTTAGCAGCTCTCAGTGAGCCTCCTACGAGCGGTACAGCGTCAACCACACCAAGGACAGCGTTCAGGTTGGCGTTAGGGTCATAGCCTGAGTTGATAGCTTCATACAAACCATCCTGTAGTGCAAAGAAGTTCTCACCACGGAAGATACCTTCCTCAGCGAGTTCGTCTGCGTAGTTCTCAGAGAACTCACGAAACTCCTCAGGAGACATAGTGGCAGCGGCAGTAGCAATCTCACGCCCCTTACGCTCAGAACGCTTCGTGATGTCCTCGTACATACCAATACCGATATAACGTAGGAAGTACCGATCCACAAAGTCTACAGTCTTACCAATAACCCCTTTTTCCTGGGCATCCTTGAACCGTTCCTCAAAGATTTCCATAGCGATCTGTTGGTTAATCAACATACGGTGGAGTTGAGGATCGTAGTTAGGGTCGTTGACAGTTAGAGCACCCTCAAGAACAAAGTCCTGGAACTTCTGCATATCCGTACGCTTCTCAGCGGCCTGTTGGATAGCTACAGAAGCCTCGGCAGGGTCTGTGTTGTTTTCTACAGAAGCAGTAAAGACTTTCTGCACGGGGTCGCCTACAGTGTTCTTAGCGGTTTGGATGGGGGTCGTATCACCACTCTCTGTACTAGCAGCAACCTCTTCAGTAGGCATACCCGTAGCAATAGCCACGTCAGCCGCACGGTTAGCAAGACGCACAGAAGACGTGTTCTGACGTTCGATTTCTTCAGTGAGACCGTCCAGAGGTTGGTTTACTTTAATGCTGTCCAGAGGAAAAGTAGCCATTTATTACGTAATCCCTGTGTAGTCGGGGACACCACCCTGCTGTTGGTTATTAGGCATGAGGAAGTCCAGACCGCCTAAGTCCATACCTATACTACCAATAGTACCACCGATATTGGCTAGACCACGTGCTCGTGAGGCGTCCATACTCGCCTGGGTCACAACACCAGACAAACCACCCATCTGTGTAGAGAAGCCTAGTTCAGAGCCTGTACGAGATGATAGACTCGCGATACCGCCTGCTGTACCAGAGCCTCCTAGACCACCAGCAGACTGTGCAGTAGCGATTGCCTGTGCACGAGCGACCTGTTGGCGACGGATGGCCTGCCTACGAGACCTACGGGCCTGTAGCTCCTGTTGACGTTGACGTGCCGCCTGAGCACGACGCTGAGCCTTTGCAGCCTTCTGTCCTTGGTAGACGCTGTAGGCTGTACCACCGATTGCTGCAACTGCCGCAACGGTTGCTAGAGTTGTTCCTGCCATTATTCGATCCTCTTGATGTAGGAAACCTCAGAAACTGAGTAACCCATCTTTTCGTACAGTTTTGAAAGGTCTGCTATACCTCTGATGTCTGCCATCACTACATAGTCAGCCCCTACAGACTTAGACCAGCTCTCAAAAGACTTGACCAGTTCTACAGCGTGTCTGCGTCCTCTGTGCTCTTTAGACATGAACCAGCCAAGTTCAGTAGCCATCTTTGTGTGAGACATGAACATCTCAGTACAGGCCCCCAACAAACCCCCTGTAATCTCACCGTCACTGGTCTCCGAGACAAACAACACAAGAGAAGGTTCTTGTATGGCCTGGAGTAGAAGACCCTCTACCTTCTGTTTGTCCCAAGTAAAAATTTCAGGGGCTTCCTTACAGAACTCCTTAGCCAGAACCAAAACATCAAACAGGTCTTTTTCTGTAGCTAGTCTGACTGTCATTTTTCTGTTGACACCTTCTTGGTTGGTATGTATAATTCCATTATCGGTTGGTACCGGGAGTATATACCTATATGGTATTACGTAAGTATCGTGCGGATTATCTACGGTTTCTACCAGCTATTACATCAAAACCAAGTAGGTGGAAGTCTTTCCCTTGTTCACTCTCGAACCTCATACGCATACTCCTACCCCGTCCTCTAATCCTAAGTCTACTGGTAGTTACCGTAAAGGGGTAGTCAAACGAACCAGCACTCTCAGGTACACCTAGTTTCTTTAGTCTGTAGGCTTGTTGTTTCGTATCCGAGACTGTAGTCTTGAAATCCCAGTACGCACTAACCAAACAACTGGACGGACGGATGTACTCATACCCATCTACATCGTTACCAGTAACACCTTCCTCGGTTACACTCATGTGTATTGTAGCATAAATTAGGTTCTTACGCAAGGCTAAATCACCAAGAAAGTCATACCCACTCTCTGCGTAGCTCTCGTAGTTTGCACTACCCCAGTCCAGGAAGTCGATGTCAGTGAAGACTGCGAAGGTAAGCTGTCCTGTAGTATCCCTCACAAGGAACGTGAGTTGGCTAGAGGTATACGAACGAGCATCCCTAGTAACTGTGACTTGGTCCCCGCTGGAGTCTACAACAAGATCACCATTACTGTCGATTACGTCAAACTCAACCTGTCCAGTCAACTTACCTTTTACGTAGATAGGTTCTAGGAGGTACTGACCTGTCGCAGCATCAGAGATACGCCACGGGTAGAAGGCTGTAAGACCCTCATCAAAGAACAGGATGTTATTCTTCTTAAAGTCTGTAGTCTCACCATCGTCTGGGTACAGCCAAGCAATACGTTGGTTGAACTCGTCGTAAACACCACTGACCTGGGCCTTCTTATCTGCGTCGATCTCACCCCAGAACGTCTGGATAGTGTTCAGTGAAATGTTCTGCTCCTGTAGCCCACCGTCCTGGCTTGCAGTAAGGGTGTGGATACCTGAGTCGGACCACCAGTACGGACGCCCCTGTGCGGACACAAAGGAGCCTTCGTAGGCTAAGCCAACCTCGGTAACCTTACTGACAGAGTACTCTGTAGCACGGAATACGTTGTCAACGCCGTTGATTGTCCACACACCATTCTCAGCGAACACAATCAGGAACGGGCCAAGGACTTGTAGTCTCTGGATGTTGTAGGCACCCTGTACGTCGATCACACCCCCGTCAGTGTCGAGTAAGTCAGAAAGGTCCTCTGACGTAGGGTCATTAATCTGGTAGCAGTCCCCAAGACGGTCTGTCTGGAACAACGTACGAGAAAAGAATACTTTGTTAGAATACTTATTGGACATGCCAGAATAGAAGACACGTCCAGCAAACGTGGCTACCGTCTTAAATCTAGATGTCTCTGTGTAGTTAAGACCTGAGATACCTGAAGCTGTCTCTCGGTCTTGTTCGTACAAGTCAAGTATAAAAGAGCCATTAGCGATAAGGGACGTACCAGCGAAAATCTTCCTGTACTCTGCCACACTGAAGTTGCCGCTAGAGTCCTTACCAGAAAACCACGGAAGGCTCAGTGGAGGGTAGGCAGACCTATTTGATATGTAAGAGCTAAGAGCAGCGTCACCCTTGTCCCCTGTCCAGCCAGAGTTCTTTGTGTCGTAGTCACGTTCGTCACTGACAGTGGCTGAAGCTGACTCACTCTGGTATTCCTCAATATCTCCTTGGAACTCAAAGTCACGGACACGGAACTGGATTTCTTCTGTAGAGATTGTATCGGTATCGTCGTCATAAGTGACCTTGAACGTGTTAATTTCTTTCGAAGCTACAACAAGGATACCTTCAATGGTAGTGGTCTGTACCTTAGCAGACGACGCACCAAAGCCACTAGGACGAGCGAAAGTTGAAAGGTCTACAGTAAAGGATTTCTTGTTGGCACTAAGAGCGCCTGAGGACTCTAGGTAGAAGTGCAGTGTACCAGCATTCTGTAGTACAATGAAGGTGAGGCCGCTAACACCACCAGCGTTCTCCCAGATGTGTGTACTAGTATTCGACCCCTCAGTGTGCGTAGGGCCTAGCTGGAAACCTGACTCGTACTCAAGACCCAACCTACGGCGACGAGAACCATCCCGCTCCAGAGACATATTAAGCTCATCTACAGAAGCACCGTCAGGGAACGTAAGCTCCCCGCGCTCAGTAATCAGACCCTTGTTGAATACAACGGTAGGCTTCTGTGTAGCTTGCTGAGCCATTTAGCTTTTCTCTTCCATCTTCTCTCGTTTCTTACGCTCTTCACGACGCGCAGTGTTCTCGTCACGTTTCACAGTAGGAGACTTAGGCTTACGTTCTAGGTACCTACAAACAGCTCTCTCAGCGTCCTTGTGGCTTGTGTACTGCGACTGTAGCTCTTTAGGGACACTACCCCGGTCAATAGCAATTTCGTAGAATGAGAAGCCGTTCTGTCCTTTAACTACGCGGTAGGTAGATGTACTCTTCTCTGCGTCCTTGATGTACACAATAGGACTACCAAAAGTGTCTAGCTCTTCGTTAATCTCAATAGCCATCTGGGTTAGGTTCTCCCGTAGTTGGTCCACTTGTTAGGCCGTTGCGACCTATACTTGTCATTCTGTAGGTAGCTCTTCTGACGCCGTGCCTGCTGTTCAATCTTCTGGTCAGCACCACCAGCCAACAAAGAAAAAGACACAGACTTACTTTCAGCCAAAAGGTAAGGAAACAGGTGTTCGTCAATGTCTGGGGTGAACGAGTCTGAAATGGTAAAGGTAGGGTACGTCGTACCATACGCACGAGACTTTGCTGTAGTCAGTGTAGTGTCCACAGAAGAGTCGTATGAGTCCATGACGATGTATGTGTCATCAAAGGACGTGTAGTAGTCTGGCTGCTTGTTATTGCGTATACGGAGCGTTGTGCCAGCCTCACGGTCCTCAATAGACTCGTAGTCAGTCTGTACATTGTCAACCATTTCAAGGAACTCTACAGGCTCCATCCACTCAACAGGCTTGTACTCAAAACTATCGTCATCACTCTTGTCGTACCACACACCAGTAATGTTATTCGTATTGGTGGGATAACGGAAGTGTGTAGGGTACGAGGTGCTAGAAAGAGAAGTGAGCTTAATCAGGCTGTTGTGTTCAGGGATGATCCTGTTAGTAATCATCACGTAGAACGTGTCTTCAATGATACTAGCAATCTGATCTGATTCTGTAGTGTCTCCAATGGAGTTCACAGGCTCTGCATCCATGTCGGAGAGAACCTTCTGAACCATCTCTAGGAGTGTATACTTAGGCATGTCTAATTACCCCGGAAAACATTGGATTGCAAGCTTAGCACCAGCAAAATCTGTAGTGTGGGCAGAGTCTGCCTTAATGAACACTTCGATGTAGTCATCCGTGGACAACGAGGTAATGGAGTTCAATGCGAAGGTCCCCCACTTACCAGACTCAATCGTCATAATAGAACGAGTTCCGTTGAGTTCAGTGCCGTTTTTGAATAAGGCCAGCTCCAACTCACGATCACCACCTGATGCCTGTTTCACAGAGGCTACAAAATGCATTGCGCCATATACAGTTTCCGTGCCTGTATAGACCAGACGGGCATTAGGGCTAGTGCCACCAGAAAAATTCTTGGAAGAAGCTACAGTAAAGGTTGGGTCTAGTACTGTATCGCTTGTAGTTGTTGAGTGTTGGTATGCAGGTGTTGTAGCGTCAAACGCAATGTAACCAGCAATGTGACTGTCAGCAGGCGTCCAGGCACCACTACCAGAGCCATCTGCCACATACACCTCACCAGACGTAGCTGATGCAGCTCCTTTAGGCTCGTGCAGTTCGCCAGTAGTCAGTGTGCTATGTTCAATGGTCGGCATGCTACAATCCCTCTTAGGTTAAGGCGGAGGAGGCCTCTTAAGCCTCCCCCAGTTTCTTTAGTTAAGCAACAACGTACTTAACGACCAGCTTAGCGGCACCAGCAGTAAATGCAGCGGTGTCGTAAGTAGCCATGACATAGCTGTCGTTAGCCAGACGAGTACCGACCAGAGCGCCATCACATGCGATAACGTCATCATCAGCGTCGATAGCTGTCAGGGCGATAGCTGCGTCGATACCATCGTCGTCGATGTTGGTACCGTCAGCCTGCTTGAGGCCAAGGTCCAGGACAGCCGAGCCACCCGAAGTGAACGCAGTGTCCACAACAAGGTAAGCGTCCTTGACGATAGCGCCAGCAGGGATGAATGCAGCATCACCAGCAACAGCAGCAGTGTCAGTGTCACCCAGGTCGGTAGCATCAGCAATTTCGAAGACGTGAACCTTCTCTTCTGCCGAGGTGCCACCAGTCGGGGCGGTGGTTGCGCGGTCAATGCCGAAGCGAACTTCGAGACCGTCGTCGTTAGTCCAGATACCCATGATCTAGTCCTCCCTTACGATACGTCGGTTTTAGTAACAACCGACACCATGTTTTCAGGACGGTACAGCTTCGAACCGTAACGAGCAGTCGTCACGAACTCAGTGCGCTGGTAGTCCTTGTTGTACTCAGTGTCAACCTCAGGGGCCTGACGCCATGCACCAACCAGCGGAAGAACGTCAGCAGCCGCGCTAAAGAAGTAGCAGGGCTTACCAGCGGTCGAGCTGAAGTCGTTGGTGGTCGAACCGTCACGCTCAGGCAGAGCACCGTCCACAACATCCGGCAGGAAGTTCGAGGTGTAAACGTCGAAGCCGTAGATGTTCTTCACGAAGCGCATACCAGTGGCAATGCCATCAGCAACGATACCTTCAAACATCGGGTTGTTCGAAACGTTCACGAGGTTGGTCAGAGTATTGATGTAGTACTCAACCGACGGGTCCACGATAGCAACCATTTGCTGCTGAGGCACGTTGGCCTTCTTCAGAGCATAGTTTGCATACGCGAAGTCTGCCAGTTCGATACGACCGCTGTTACCGCCCGACATGCGGTGGTAAGCGTCGTTGATCTGGCCCTGTGCGTTGGCGCTGTAGGCCGCTTCCGGCTTCTCCAGGACAGTCGCCTCGAAGTGCTCCATGATTGCACGGCGCTGCTTCGGCACAAACGAAGACACAAGCTCGTTCATGTAGAACATGTCTTGCTCAGCCTTCTTGGTGATGTAAGTACCCGACGAGATGTACTCATCAATGGTGAACTGGAACTGACCAGTGTCGAGGGGACGGTATTGAACCGCGCTATCCTCAGCATAGTCGTCCGTACGAGCGTCACCAATCGACGGAATCTTAAAGGTGTCGCCATCAGGGAAGTCCTCCAGCATACGAACATAGTTCATAGCCATCAGGTCTTCTTCGAGAATCTCCTTCAGCTCACGCGACCATACTTCGGCACGGGTGAGGAGGGAGACGTTGTTAGTGGTCATAGCCATCTGTCTTCTCCTTAGTTGGAATAGAACCTATCACCCAGGCGTTGTCGGTCTTGGACCAGAGCATTCTGCACCTTAGGTGAGTAGTACTGTTTAGGGTTAGTCCGACGAAGGTCCTGGTAATAGTTCCAGTTACGTTCGCTGGACTGGTTGAAAGCTGCCGTAGTATTCACCGAAGAACTCGGTACAGGATTCTTTTCTACAGCAGGAGAGTCTCCGATTAGGCGCATAAAAGCTGTCGGGCTTTCTGTAGCAATTTCTTGAAGACGGTCAAGTGACATACCAAGTTCATTAGCACGTTCCTGAACGACCTTACTTGCTTCAGTGCCGTAAGCCTTTTCGAGCGTTTCCTGGACTTGGTCCAAGTTCTGCTTAGCAGTTTGTTGTTGCTCACGCTTGCGGATCGTCTCTTCAACAAGGCTTTCCAAATCACCCGCGTCTCCAGTGGTGTTCTGGTCGGCGGCACTACCTTCAGTTTCTTGTTGTTGGGCATCTGCGTTGTTCGAGGAGGTAGGAGCCTCGGCCTTGCCTTGCAGTGTTTCGAGAAGAGTTTTGGCATATTCGTTCTTAGACAGATCGCCACGGAGTTCTTCAAGCTGACGCTCAAGCTCCTGGATGTGGTTGTCTGCTTCGACCTTACCCTTAGCAATAACTTCAGGGTCTTGCCACCTCTCGCCTTTTGCCTGAACCAGTTTTTCAACAAAACTTTCTTGGGTTTCAAAAGTTTGTTCTGACGTGGTCCCATTTTCTGTTTGAGGCTGTTCGGTTGCAGCTTCTTCAAACACATTTGACATAAAGTCTCTCCTAGTGTTTATTTTTCTTACGCCTATTGTCTTCTGCTGATAGAACCTGAAGATTCCACGGCACATGAAGACCACAAACGTACTCATTTTGCAAAGGAACAATATGGTCTACTTGGTACGGTTCCCCAGTAAGAATGTTTGCATCCTTTGCCACTCTATACACGTACTCAATCTCAGTTTTGTGGTTTTCTGTCAACCAAGAAGGGGTAGCGTATCTTTTAGTTGCCCTATATTTTGCGTTACACGCTCTTTTCTTAATAGGACAATTATACCAATTCTTAGAGAGTTCATCTATTCTTTCTGAATTTTTCTCGCGCCATTCCTTAGAGGCCTTACGAAGTTTCTCTCTATTCTTTTCCCTATACCTTTTCCTGTACTCTCTCATTCTTTCAGGACTTCTGCTAGGGTACATAATTAGTCCTTTGTGAGTGAGATGAGATTTAGGACGCGACGTATGGCACGGTTATGCCCATTCACATCGGCCTGCTCGTAAGCCCAACTAGGATTTTGGTAGTCAGGCTCGTATTCCTGGAAGTCATTTTCCAAGATTTCCGCCAGCAAATCAAGTACCTCCTGATTAGCCAACAAAAACTGTTTGCGCTTTTCCTTTTGGTCTTTACTCAGACCTTTAAGCCACGCTGTGTGCATTACTTTTGCTTCTTAGCTTTCTTGTCCATCTTCGCTTCTTTAGCGCGACGTTTAGCTGCGTTATTCCCACGCTTCACGGCACTACCAGTGGTACTACCGGGACGTGCCTTAGGGCGCTTCTTGTACATTTGTCCTTTTGCAGGCATTGTTATAGTCCTTGTTCTGCTTTGATTTGGAGGTCTTCCTGGAAGTCAGCTTCTGCATCCGACATAGCTTTCTGGGTCTCAGTCTGTTCGAACACAGTGACATTCTCACCGTAGAGATTGCTTTCATTAAGCTCTTCAGAGAGAATCCTTGCGATAACCTTACCAGACAAATGCACACCAACTGTCGGGTCTGCCGCCTTAATCTGCATAAGCTGGTTGAGTGTTTGTACACGCTGAGCACGTTGAGAGAAGTGACGTGCACCCTGCGGGACAATCTTACCACGAGCAGTGATGTCTTCCTTAGTGATGTTAGAGAACATCTGTACATTCAGTTCTTCATCAAATACAGAAATGACATCAATGAAGTTCATATTGCGACGTGCAGACTCCAGCATAGAGTTCAGGACAGGCTCAAGGAACTCCATCTCAAACTGAGCAGCCTTGTGGTTAAAGATACGGTTAGCTGCGTTGTCCAGCGTCTGTACCTCAAATGCAGTCTTCTCCCCAGGTGTACGAAGGCCCATAGCCATACGAGGAGCACCAGCAAGTTCCTCCATCTTCTGCTCAATCACCTGAATCTGCATGTCAGCGTTAAGGGCAGTCGAGTCAGGGACCATAGGGGCAACATCACCCTCTTCACCCATGTAAATACGACCACCAGGCTCATACTCGAAGTCTTCTACGTCACCACGAATCTTAAGAAGCGGGAGAGCAATCTGGTCGAATACGTCAGCCTTGAGGTTTTCCAAGTGGTCGATGCGGTACTGCATACCTACAAGATTGTCCAGAGGCCCCATAGCGTAGAGGTTGTCAGGACGGGTACGCCAACCAGCATGGAAGATAGGAGCAGTGCCCAGCCAGGAAGGGTTAGCCGTATCACTGATAACGTAGGCGCGGTCTACAACAGTAATGATACGGTTCTTGTGTAGTTTCTGTTCGTGACGATCAAACATATCGCCGTAGAACGTGAGGAACTCTACGTAGCTGGACTGGTAGTAGTTCTCAATCGAACCAAACCCATCAGCAATAAACCCTTGACCCTTGTCTGTTTGAGCAGCAGAGCCTACCTCACTACGGTTGTGAAGCATACGCTTAAAGATTTCTTGTAGTTCAGGGGTGCCCTCAAACTCGTTTGCTACCTCACCCAGCGTCTTAATACTACGGACAATCTTAGGGGTGTGGGAAAAGTCAGCTGCTGTAGGGTCAAAGCAAATGTCATAGGGACTGATGCGGACCATACGAGGGCCTACATAATTCGTTACTTGCTCACCATTCTCCAGTACCGTGTAATCTGAGAAGAAGTCTACGGTAGCAAAACAGTTGCCAGTAAGGATGTAGTCATCAATAAGACGCTCAGCAGTCTTACGGAAATTACTCTGCTCAACCTTGTTGGACATATACGTCTGGATGACATCACGCTTTTCTTTAGTAGCAGAAGCGTCATCCTCAGCAGACCAACGCATCCACTTCTCTTGAGGAAACAGTGCTGACGTGTAGTTTGCTTTAAGGTTGTCGTAAATCTGTGTGATCTTAGGAGTGGTCGTGCTGTTAGACCAAGGGAGCTTGCTGTTGGAAGTCGTGCGTGTGTCAGTAGCGTACACGTAGTCACGCAGCTCTTTCTTCTCCTCCAACCAACGACGACGATAAGTATTCCACTCCTCCCACTGCTCAGCAATCTGAGTGGCCTTGGCATCAGCGTTTATTAGATTGTCAACGTCGAGAGCACGTTTCATTCTGTTGTAATCCTAATCTTTGTGTTAGTATAGCACAAGTTGTTGGTTGCTGTCAACACTTAAAACGCACGACCACCAAATCTTTGGTGAAAAACTACATTACCTTCTTTGCTCGCTGACCGTCTCATCTGCTGTGCTGGCTTGACGGAGTGTTCGATAGCAGTGGCTAGGGCGTCCTTAACGTCATCGTGTGCGGGGTTTTGACTCACAAGCTCTTCTTCGAGAATCTGAGTATTACCACCCTTGTAATGGTAAACTTGAAGGTTATCATAGCGAGGCACCAGGACAGCCTCCATACGCTCCTCTTTTGAGCCTTGGTGACGTGTCGGACGAACCTCTTCAACCTTGATTGCTAGGCCGTGTGGTGCGATGTAGTCAGTCTTAAGTGACTTAACGATAGCAGACTGCGCGGCTGTGACCTCTGCACAAAGTTTACGGAAACCCCAACGATTGTAAAGGTGCAGAATGTGTTTGAAATACTCAGAGATGTTTTCCGTACGGAACCGTTCGATGTCCAGAACGTACACGTCGTTGTCAGCGTCTACACCAACCACAACAATAGCTGTGTAGTCAGCGGTCTTGCGTGTCGAGTATGCAAAGTCTACAGAAGCTGTGAGATTAAGTCTTTTACCCGAATAGTACCAGTGACCACCCTGTTGGCTAAGGAACTTACGCTCAAAGTACTGGAACTTATCGTAGTCGATTGGACGAGAGTCTGGATCGCTAGGATCGTTGTAATATTGCGCCCTAAACTGTGTCTTGTCAAGGTACTTACCCCTCTTCTGAGCAAGAATGCGTCGGTCAAATCCAAACCACTTACCATCTCTACGCTGCTGACGAGGCCACAGGAACTCACCCGTGCCATCACCAAAGTCTTCTACACCACGCTCATAAATCTCGTAGATTTCCTGTTCACCAATCTTCTCACCATGGTCGTCGTACAGGTCCTCTTTCATGTTGAGCATGTCGTTGTAGAGGTCCTTAGGGTGGTACCGCGTACCTACAACCCACTCGTATGCGTCTGCACCCTCAATAGACGACAAGAGAGAGTACTGCTGACGGACCTTGTTACGGCCTTCCTCGTTGTAGGCGTTCTCCTGGACCACAACGTCGTCCAACACAGCAATGTCACAGTGCATACCAGTAATAGAGGTAGTCAGACCAGCGGTGAAGACGGAAGGGTCACGTACGTTTTCTTCTTTTCGCTTAGGGTGGTCTAGGGCGATCTCTGAGTTAGTCCACTTAGCGCGTTTGCCTTCTTCCTTGTGGACATGGTTAGGCCAGTACCTACGGAATATGTCAGAGGTGAGGATACCCTTGATGAACGTGAGCTGTTTCTCTGCTAGGTTTGACGTTGCCGAGATGTAGAGAACACGCAGAGTAGGGTCACGTGTGAGCATCCACGCAACCCTGTAGGCGATCAGACGTGACTTACCGTGGTCTCGTGGGAACAACAGAAGCTGGTGGTGTTTAGCTTCCTGACGTGTCCACCACTCAATCACATCCTTGTGGCAGTTCCCTAAGACTTGCATAGGAGCTACCAACTGAATGAAGAAGGTAAGGTCGCTTTCTGCGCGTTCTCTGATCTCGTCAGGAGTCATGCAGTGAGCACGTCCAGGGTTAGGGCCTTGAGTTCTTCAGGGGTCGTGGCTGCGTCAATAGACGGATGGTCAGGAGCATCACGTAGCTTCTGCTTAGAAACTGCGATAGCTGCCTGCTGAGATTCGTCTGACTTCTCCATTGCGCGGAACCAGTCAGCATCCAGCTTGTCAAACTTATCATTACGCTCAGCACGGAGCACATCACGGTGGATGTCACGCGCCAGTTTCATGTCTACTTCGACAGCGTCACCATCAAACATCCACGCACCACGGAAAGTACGGTCTGTAGGAACCTGAAGGGATTTAGCGTCACGGACATCGCCGTTAATGTTAATCATTGTTTGTGTCATGTTATGCAGCCTCTTGATTGATTTTCCAAGCGTTTCTAAACTCTCGGTTAGTGGGGATCATGTGAACAGGAACAATCTTTAGAACCTGTCGATTGCCTTTGTAATCACGCCAGACGCGCGGCGGCAGGTCTTTCATAACCAGATACTCCATTGCCTCTTCCTCGGTCATGGCATCTACAGGCTGTGTCTCGTGCAGCAGATGTCCACGGGTGTGACGCACGAAACCATCGCGCTCCTCGTCCTCGCGCAAAACGTGGTAGACATCGACCGGAGGCAAAATACCGCCGTGCATCGCCATAGCCAGCCATGTAGGGGACGGACGTGTTACCTTGGCTGGTGCATCGGGGTCCGCCGGGTCTTCCCAGAGGATCGCGTAATTTCCTTGGGGCAAGTCCTTGTGCTGATCCTTGAAGATCAACTCGCGTTCCCAGAGTTTGTATTGGCTGTAATCGGTCATGCGAGGTCTCCCCATAGGGCAGAATAAACTCTTGTAGGGTCGGCAGCGGCTCCTCCATCGCCCATAAACTGCATGTTTATTTCTGCTGCCTCGTTAGACCGCGCCAAATCAAAAGTTCTGTTTACCCCAAACGCATCGCTAGAGCCGTTGCTGCTAATTGACACTGCGTTGTCCGCTTGGGCAAAACTGTTGGTGTAGCCGACAGTGTACTGACCAACCCCCACGTCAGTCAAAGACGCAGCATTGTAAGTGTTAATAAACGCTATGGTGCCGCTTCCGTTAAAGGAAGCCCACGACTTCGCAGACCCGTTGACCACGTACTCCGTGCCGACAGTGGTAGTTCCGTCGGAGATGTTTTGTGCGTATATGTTTTCAAAATGGCCCTCAGCCCATTCATTGCCGCTGGCACCTAAGTCTCGTGTATTATCCGCGTCTGGTAAAATGTCTTCTGCTACAGAAGCAAAATCTGCACCTCCAATAGCATTCCATTCAGTGCCATCATAACCCTCAAAGGAATCGTTAGTGGTGTTAAAGCGAATGTAACCAGCCGCAGGGGAGCCATCACGCTGGGCGTCAGTGCCAGCAGGGAGTACGGCAGAACCAGTGGCTGCTGTCTCCTCAATTTTAGCATTAAGCTGTGTCTGAATAGCAGAGGTCACACCCTCTACATACCCAAGCTCAGTAGAAGTAACAGATACGTCGCTAATATCAGCCGTGACAATGTCGCCTCGAACGTAGCTCGAAATCTGCGTACCAGTAACTTTTTTAGAACTACCAGCCTCATTAATCTCAAACTCGTTTGCATCAGCTACACCTGACGCTGGCGTGAGATCAGAAATCTTCACGTTAGCCATTTAGTAAATCCTTTTCCATGATCCGCTGATATTCTTATACACAGCAATAGGTTCCTGCCAGATTCCGTTGTTTTTAACGTAAGGGATAAAGGGTTCCCACACACCGTCCCGTTTGTAGAAAGCTACAGAATTAAACTCAATTCTAACTGCTTCTGTGGTGAGAGTTCCGATACCAGTGTTAAACGTAATATCATTTGTAACCCGGATGTCACCAGATTCAGTTATGCGTGTGTCTTCGGACCCAGTGGTACGTGTTGCTTCTCCTGAGAAACCTTCGAATCGTCCCTCAAGGAAAGCATCAGCATCCCCAGCAAAAGCACTAGAACCGCTCAGACTAGACTCACCATCAATCTTAAAGAAAGAGACAGCGTCTAGGGTGCCATCACCCGACAGACTAGAGGACCCAGGTGTCTCCCGGATGTACTCAGCAACTACAGAACCCTCGCCAGTAAGACCAGACTCTGCAAATCTCTCACGCTGTCCTGAGACTACAACAGAACCTTGTCCGTTCAGCTCAGTCAGACCTTGGAACTCACCTACACCAGCAAATAGTTTAGAGCCTGTCGCGTCTAGGTCTGCTGCGTTAGAGAAGTCTGCCGTAGCTACAACAGCTATAGTCGCCGCTGCCGTTAAACTAACAAGCCCAGTAAAGTAGCCCTCAGTAACACGGGTGTCACCTGACTCGGTGACCCTCGTGTCTACAGAAGACTCTGTTATGCGTGGGCCTTGCACCATTTCTTAGGCGAGAGTCAGGTCGATGTTGCCAGCAGCAAACACGAGAGCGTCTCCGTCAGCAATAGTCTTGGACGCGCTGAGAGCACCGTGCCACAGAAGGTTGCCTCCAGTAGACGCATCAAAGATACCGATGTGAGTAACAGTGCCAAATGCTGCACCAGACGCTGTAAAGGTCACCTCAGAGGAGTTAGAGGTAGTACCGCCGGGTGAGCTTGCTGCATCAAAGGTAGCTGACTGGCGCGAGTACCCACCACCAGAAACTTCAGTGCCGCCACCGCTATCAGAGGGCGCTGCTGTATACAAAGCTACGTACCAATCAGTAGGCCGAGTTGCTGTACCGTTAGTCATTAGCCAGTCGAGCAGAAGCTTCTCTGCGTGATCCGAAAGAGCTGCCATTGTTAAGTGTTCCTATGTCTTAGGTGTTTACTTTAAACCAAACGTCTCCATCCTCACCGCCAGACGGACTAGCAGTAGAAACAGTGACGTTGTCAAGAAGAGAGAGAATGTTCGTACCGTTTACGAAGATGTTGTCTGCGTTGATGATGTCGTAACCATTCAAGTCGAGGTCAGCCTGCATAGCGTTAGGGGTACTACCGTCCAGGGACAACGTATTCTCAAAGGCACTCTGTAGAGCCTCGAAGTTGTTGTTCAGCATAGTGGTGCTGAAGTACCCAGTCGTAATAGTCGTGATGTCAGGTTGCTTAGCCATAGACAAGTCCTTACTGAATTAGGCCGCTCTCACGAAGACGCTTAAGGTCCTCAGAGACACCAGACTCTTCAAACGCTTGCTCAGCAGTTTCACGTACTTGCTTGCGAGCAGCGCGTTTGTCATCAGATTGCTTGACCTTCCAAGGTTCTTCGATCAAGTACTTAGCTGCCTGGTACGAAGACTTACCATCCTGTAGTTCTTGCATGATAACATTAAAGGCCATGGACTTACGCTTAACGTCAGCCTTCATACGCCAGTCATCTAGGTACGGACCCAACCACGAAACGGTACGCCGCTGGAGATACTCCCAGAACTCGTAGTCCCCGAAGACGTACTCAGCGAACTCAACCTCCGTAGGGTCTTTAGCGACCATAGGGATGAAGATGGTGCGGAGAGGGATGGAGTCTCCCTTTGGCTCATTCGAAAGGTTCAGGAGGCCTCCCTCAGGATTGTACTCGTGGAACAAGTGCTTAGTGTACTTTGTGTTGCGCTTGCCGTAGAGCTGATCTCGTGTGAAAAGTGCCATGATACCTGAGTTCTTTTTTGTACGGATGAAATTCTTAAGTGTTAGTATAGCATACTTTGTATAGTGGTGTCAACATACTTTCTACAAAAAGCGTGACATTTGTTGGTGGGCCTACAAAAACAAAAAACTACAAAAAAGGGTATTGACATCTACAAGAATTGTGGTACCCTATTATACTTACGTTATACTTA